GACATGAAATCCCGCTTTGAAGCGTATGCCACGGGGATCAACTGGGGGATTTATTCCCCTAATGACTGCCGTGATCTGGAAGATATGAATCCCCGACCGGGCGGTGATGTGTATCTGACACCGATGAACATGACCACCAGTCCCTCTGCTGGCGATGACAACGGTAAGAAAAAGGAGAGTGGAGATGCAGACAAAACAGCGTCTTGATATACCGCTGAACCTGAAATCCGTCAGTGATTCCGGGGAATTTGAAGGTTACGGTTCTGTTTTTGGTGTTAAGGACAGCCACGATGATGTGGTGGTCCCCGGAGCCTTTACCACAACACTCCAGAAATGGAGCGAAAAAAAGGCGCTGCCTGCGTTGCTCTGGCAGCACCGCATGGATGAGCCCATCGGTGTGTACACCGAAATGAAAGAAGATGATGTCGGGCTTTATGTCAGGGGACGATTACTCATTGATGATGATCCCCTGGCAAAACGTGCACATGCCCATATGAAGGCCGGTTCTTTAACCGGCCTTTCTATTGGCTACATCCTGAAAGACTGGGAGTACGACCGGGAAAAAGGGGTATTCCTGCTGAAAGAGATCGACCTGTGGGAGGTCAGTCTGGTGACGTTTCCTTCCAATGATGAAGCACGCATCAGCGATGTGAAAAATGCGCTGGCGCGTGGGGAGATCCCTGATCAGAAAATTATTGAGCGGGTCCTGCGCGATGTTGGACTCTCGCGAACCCAGGCCAAAGCATTCATGGCCGGGGGATATGGCGCTTTATCCCTGCGTGATGCTGAGGATGTGGATGCCGCACTGAATGCACTGAAAAATCTTAAATTTTAACCAGGAGAAAAATAATGGCTGATGTTAAAGATGTGGAACAGGTCGCGCAGGAGTTGCAGCGGAAGTTTGACGATTTTAAGGAAAAAAACGACAAACGCATTGATGCGATCGAGCAGGAAAAGGGAAAACTTGCTGGTGAAGTGGAAACCCTCAACGGAAAACTGACTGAACTGGAAAACCTGAAAAGCGATCTTGAGGCTGAGCTGGCTGAAGTTAAGCGTCCGGCAGGCGGCACGCAAAATAAAGTTGCCGGTGAACACAAAGAAGCGTTTATCGGATTTATGCGCAAGGGGCGTGAAGACGGTCTGCGTGAACTTGAACGTAAGGCGCTTCAGGTAGGTAATGATGAAGATGGTGGTTATGCCATTCCGGAAGAACTGGATCGTACCATCCTGACGCTGCTGAAAGATGAGGTGGTGATGCGCCAGGAAGCCACTGTGATCACCCTCGGTGGCTCGGATTATAAAAAACTGGTGAATCTGGGCGGCACAACGTCCGGATGGGTGGGGGAAACGGATGCTCGTCCGGAAACCGCCACCTCAAAACTGGGTCTGATTGAACCCTTTATGGGGGAAATCTACGGCAACCCGCAGGCCACCCAGAAAATGCTCGATGATGCTTTCTTCAATGTGGAAGACTGGATCAACAGTGAGCTGGCGCTGGAATTTGCCGAACAGGAAGAAATTGCCTTTACCAGTGGCGACGGCAGCAAAAAACCAAAAGGTTTTCTGGCTTACGAGTCCACCGATGAAGATGACAAGACCCGTGCGTTTGGCAAACTTCAGCACATTGCTTCCGGTGCGGCTTCCGGCGTGACTGCCGATGCGATCATTAAACTGATTTACACCCTGCGCAAGGCGCACCGCAGCGGCGCGAAGTTTATGATGAACAACAGCAGCCTGTTTGCCATTCGTCTGCTGAAGGATAACGACGGAAATTATCTGTGGCGTCCGGGTATTGAGCTGGGTCAGCCTTCTTCTCTGGCAGGGTATGGCATCGTTGAGAATGAACAGATGCCGGATATTGCTGCCGATGCAAAAGCCATTGCGTTTGGTAACTTCAAACGTGGCTATACCATCGTTGATCGCATCGGTACCCGTATCCTGCGCGATCCGTACACCAATAAACCGTTTGTGGGTTTTTATACCACCAAGCGAACCGGCGGTATGCTGGTGGATTCTCAGGCGATTAAGCTGATGAAAATTGGGGCTGCAACCCGCCAGAAAGCCGCTGCGTAATGCGGTTTTTTTTGTGCCCGCGTAATTGCGGGCACAGGAGGAAAATATGCTCCTGAAAGAAGAGGAAATTAAATCTCACCTCCGGCTCGATGATGGTTTGTACAGTGACGGCGATTTTCTGAAACTGCTGGCACAGGCGGTACAGAAAAGAACAGAGACATACCTGAACAGGAAGTTGTATGCACCGGAAGAGACGATTCCGGAAGACGATCCTGACGGGATGCATCTGACTGATGATGTTCGTCTGGCAATGCTGATGCTGGTCAGTCATTTTTATGAAAATCGCTCAACGATCACCGATGTGGAGAAGCTGGAAACGCCAATGAGTTTCAGATGGCTTGCTGGCCCTTACAGGATTGTCCCGCTATGAAAATCAGGCAAAGTCAGACCAGTGCCACTTACCTTTTACCGGATCCCGGAGAGCTGAATCGCCGGATAAAGATCCGCCTTCGGGTGGATGAACCCACCGCTGATTTTGGTACGGAGCCGACATATACGGAGTCGTTTGATGTCTGGGCAAAGGTGGCTCAGCCAGGCGCTGCCGCTTATCAGGGCTCAGTGCAGACAGAAAATATCGTTACGCATTATTTTACGATCCGTTTCCGTCACGACATCACGGCAGATCATGAGGTGGTTTATTACGGTCAGGAGTACCGGATCCGGCGAATACGCGACCTGAACGGTCAGCGGCGTTTTTTATTGCTGGAATGTGAAGAACTGCGTACAGCGCGACGACGGGGTGAATGCCATGAATCAGACAGCATTTTTACACGTCGACTTTAAACAACCAAAGGAGCTGGAGTTTAATCGCGCCCGTCTGCGTCGGGCATTTGTGCAGATCGGGCGCGTTTACATGCGTGACGCCAGACGTCTGGTGATTAAACGCGGGCGTTCTGGCCCGGGAGAGAACCCGGGGTATCAGACCGGGCGTCTGGCCCGCTCCATCGGTTATTACGTTCCCAAAAAAACGACGCGTCGCCCCGGACTGATGGTGAAAATTTCTCCTAACCAGAAAAACGGGCAGGGGAATCGCCGTTTCCCTGAAGGCGCACCCTATTATCCGGCATTTCTGTATTACGGCGTTCGCCATTCAGCTTATGGAATGGATAAAAAGGATAAGCGGCAGAAGAAGCACCATTCTTCGGCTTTCCGGCTGGCCCCGCGTAATAACTTTATGGCTGACGTTATTGAGCGGCGGCGTCACTGGACGCAGGAACTGTTGTCCCGTGAGTTGCAGCGTTCGTTACGTCCGGTAAAAAGGAAGCATAAATGAAACTGACAACAATAATTGCGGCGTTGCGTGAGCGATGCCCGCGTTTTGAGAATCGTGTTGGTGGTGCGGCGCAGTTTAAGGCGATCCCTGATGCCGGAAAACTGCGTCTGCCTGCTGCCTATGTTGTCCCCTCTGACGATGCGCCGGGGGAACAAAAATCACAGACCGATTACTGGCAGGATTTGACAGAAGGCTTCTCCGTTATTGTTGTGCTCAGCAATGAGCGTGATGAAAAAGGGCAGTGGGCAGCCTATGACGCCGTTCATGATGTCCGGAGAGAACTCTGGAAAGCCCTGCTTGGGTGGATGCCGGACCCGCAGGGGGGCGAGATTGTTTATGCCGGTGGCACCCTGCTGGATTTGAACCGTTACGAACTGTATTACCAGTTTGATTTTACGGCGAAGCATGAAATCACGGAAGAAGACACGCGACAGGCAGAGGACGTGAATGCTCTGCCGGATTTATCCCTGCTGAGTATTGATGTGGATTACATCGATCCTGGTACTGGCCCGGATGGTGACTTTGAGCACCATCTGGAAATGCGTTTCCCTCAGAAATAAGAGTCCCTCATGTTTGTGAAACCCCTGAAAGGGCGGTCGGTTCCTGACCCTGCCCGTGGAGATCTTTTGCCTTCTGACGGGCGAAATGTGGAAGAAAACAGCTACTGGCTCCGCCGTATAGCGGCGGGTGATGTGGTACGTGTTAAACAGGATAAGGCTAAAGAATCATGACAATAAGTTTTAGTGCTGTTCCGTCGAATACGCTGGTGCCGTTGTTCTACGCCGAGATGGACAATTCTGCGGCAAATACAGCGGTGACCAGCGCGCCTGCATTACTGATTGGGCATGCCAGCAACGATGCCGCCATTGAGGTTAACAGCCTGGTGCTAATGCCGTCGGCAGATTATGCCCGTCAGATTTGTGGGGCCGGGAGCCAGCTGGCGCGTATGGTTGACGTCTACCGTCAGACAGATCCTTTCGGTGAACTGTATGTTATTGCAGTACCGGAAGCCAAAGGGGCGGCGGCGACGGTCAGGGTGACAGTTACCGGAGAAGCAGAGGAAAGCGGCACCCTGAGTCTGTATGTCGGGCGCTCCCGTGTACAGGTGCCTGTGGTGAATGGCGATGATGCTACTGCGGTTGCCACCGCGATTAAGGAAGCGGTAAACGGGGTTATCACCCTGCCGTTTGCGGCGTCATCTGATGCAGGTGTGGTGACGCTGACTGCCCGCCATAAGGGGCTGTATGGTAACGAGTTGCCTGTCTGCCTGAATTATTATGGTTCTGGTGGTGGTGAGATTCTGCCTGCGGGGCTTCAGGTTGTGACGGAAGCCGGAACTGCGGGTAGTGGCGCGCCTGATCTTACTGCCGCTGTTGCTGCTATGGGCGATGAGGCATTCGACTTTATCGGTCTGCCGTTCAACGATGCCGCCTCCATCAATATGATGATGACCGAAATGAATGACAGCAGCGGTCGCTGGAGTTATGCGCGCCAGTTATACGGGCATGTCTATACCGCAAAACTGGGAACGCTGTCAGAGCTGGTTGATGCCGGAGATATGCATAATCAGCAACATATCACGCTTGCCGGTTACGAAAAAGAAACCCAGTCGCCTGTCGATGAACTGGTTGCCAGTCGCCTTGCCCGTGAAGCGGTATTTATCCGCAATGATCCGGCCCGTCCGACACAGACGGGGGAACTGGTGGGGATGCTTCCGGCACCGAAAGGTAAGCGATTCATCATGACAGAGCAGCAGACCCTTTTATCTCACGGCGTGGCGACGGCTTATGTGGAAGGCGGCACGTTGCGGATCCAGCGTTCCGTAACCACATACAAAAAGAATGCATATGGCGTGGTAGACAACAGCTATCTGGACAGTGAAACACTGCATACCAGCGCATATGTTCTTCGCAAACTGAAATCGGTCATCACAGGCAAGTACGGACGCCACAAGCTGGCAAATGATGGTACCCGTTTTGGTCCTGGGCAGGCGATTGTTACTCCTGCCGTTATCAAAGGGGAGCTTCTGGCGACATATCGTCAGATGGAGCGTGCCGGTATTGTGGAAAATTACGATCTGTTTAAACAGTATCTGATAGTTGAGCGTGATGCGGATAACCCGAACCGACTGAACACGCTGTTCCCGCCGGATTATGTTAACCAGTTACGTGTCTTTGCGGTGGTTAACCAGTTCCGTCTCCAGTATTCAGAGGAGTCAGCATAATGGCAAAGATCGCCGGAACCTGTTTTTTTAAAGTGGATGGTCAGCAGTTATCGCTGACAGGTGGCATTGAAGTGCCGATGAACACCAATGTCCGGGATGATGTCGTCGGCATGGCTGGTGATGTGGATTACAAGGAGACCTGGCGGTCACCTTACGTTAAGGGCACGTTTAAAGTGCCCAAAAATTTTCCGGTCGACAAAATTACCGCCTCAGACCAGATGACGATTACTGCCGAGCTGGCAAACGGCATGGTGTATGTGCTTTCGGCGGCCTGGCTGCATGGCGAAGCAAACCATAATGCCGAAGAAGGTACGGCAGATCTTGAATTCCACGGCGAAGAGGGAGGATATCAGTAATGAGCGTGACAGAAATTGTTTTAAAAAAACCGGTGACAGCGCATAACGAAACGCTGCATGTGCTGGAGTTGCGTGAACCCACGTATGACGAAATCGAGGCCCTGGGTTTTCCTTTCATTATTTCCGGTGAGGGCAGTATTAAACTGGACAGCCAGGTGGTACTGAAATATATCCCGCTGCTGGCGGGGATCCCGCGTTCATCGGCGGCGCAGATGGCAAAACTGGATATTTTTAAGACCAGCATGCAGATCCTGCGTTTTTTTACCCAGTCGGAGACGGGAAGCACCTCCGGAAACGACTCTACAATGTTGCCTGGTTCTGGAAACTGAATCCACTGGAGCTGCGACGGGTGGCTATTTCGCAGTTTACAGAACTGGAAGCCGAGGCCGTCCGCATTAACGAGGAGATGAAGCATGGCTGACAGTTTTCAGCTGAAGGCGATCATCACTGCCGTGGATAAGGTATCGGCACCGCTGAAGGGAATGCAGCGCCAGCTGAAAGGTTTTAAAAAGGAGTTTGCCAGCCTGTCACTGGGCGCAGCGGGTGCCGGAACCGCAGTACTGGGGGCGCTGGCGCTCCCGGTCAAATCTGCCATTGCCCTTGAATCAAAAATGGCGGATGTCCGGAAAGTGGTGGATGGTCTGGATACGCCGGAAGCGTTTAAGGCAATGACGGAACAGGTGCGCGACCTGTCAACAGAACTGCCCATGTCGGCGGAAGGTATCGCCGAAATCGTGGCGGCGGGTGGTCAGGCTGGCATCGCCCGTGACGAGCTGATGCAGTTTACTGACGACGCCGTGAAGATGGGGGTGGCCTTTGACACCACGGCGGAAGAATCCGGTCAGATGATGGCACAGTGGCGCACTGCCTTTAAACTGACACAGGGAGAGGTGGCAGGACTTGCGGACAAGATTAACTATCTTGGTAATACCGGTCCTGCGAGTGCGAAAAAGATTTCTGATGTTGTGACCCGTATTGGCCCTTTAGGCAGTGTTGCGGGTGTGGCCTCCGGAGAGATTGCCGCAATGGGGGCAACCATTGCCGGAATGGGGGTGGAATCAGAAATTGCGGCGACGGGGATAAAGAATTTTATGCTGTCGCTGACAGCGGGGAATTCTGCCACCAAATCGCAGAAAAAAGCGCTTCGCCTGTTGCGCATTGACCCGAAAAAGCTGGCGGCGGATATGCAGAAAGATGCCCGGGGTGCCATGCTGCATGTACTGGATTCTCTGGCGAAAGTGCCGAAAGAAAAACAGGCTGCTGTGCTTAATGCGCTGTTCGGGAAGGAATCTCTGGGAGCCATTGCGCCGCTGCTCACGAATCTGGATTTGTTGCGAACCAATTTTAATCGTGTGGCGGATGCGCAGCAGTATGGCGGCTCAATGCAGAAAGAATATGCCGCCCGTGCCGCGACGACGGAAAACCAGTTGTTGCTGCTGCAGAACCAGATCAATGCGATTTCTTCCACGCTGGGGGAAACCTTCCTGCCTTCAATCAATGAAGGCATAAAAGAGATGAAGCCTTTTCTGGAAGAAGTGCGCACGTTTGTCAGAGAAAATCCTGAGGTCGTAAAAACCATCGCGAAAACGGGGCTGGCACTGCTGACATTTGGTGTTGCCATTGGCTCGCTGTCGCGGATGGGAAAAATCCTTAGTGGCGTGATGAATATGACACCGGCAAAGGGACTCATTACGTTACTGGTAGCGGGGGCGTATCTCATTATTGACAACTGGGAAACGGTCGGGCCGGTTGTGAAAAAAGTCTGGCAGGAGGTTGATCAGGTTGTCAGGGCTATGGGGGGATGGGAACAGGCAGTAAAAACAATTGCAACGGTTTCTGCCCTGTATATTGGTGTGAAAGCGGTGGCAGCCATTCGTGCAGCAACAGTCGCCCAGAATCAATGGACAACGGCGGCAGGAAAAACAGCGCTGAAATTAAAGGGGCTCGGAAAGATCAGCCTCATTGGGGGATTGCTTGAGCTGGGCATGATGGCGCAGGAGTTTGAAAAAGAACATCCCTGGCTTGTTAAAAATTTTGTGGCTGATGCACTGAACAGTGGATTTGGTCTGAATGATAAGTTCGACGAGTGGGGCAAACAGTTCCATGATTTTGTCTATGACATGACCGGATGGCAGATGCCACGTGGTGATGGGTATTTATCTCCCGATAAACGCTACACCCCGAATGTATCACTGGAAAGGAATCAGCTGTTAAGCCTTTCATCTTCACCGGCAACCCGCAGCGAACTTAAGGTGACGTTTGACAACGCGCCGCCGGGAATGCGTGTCATCGATTTGCCGAAAACAGGCGATCCCTTTATGAAAATCACCCATGACGTTGGGTATTCACCTTTCAGGCGTTAACAATGGGGTATCAGAATGGATTTTCCCTCCTTACCTTCTTTGTCCTCTTTGTTTTCTTCATCTTCCGGAACGACCTGGCGCGATAATCTTTACGACGCTTCATTTCGTGGTGTTCCGTTTTCGGTGGAAAGCGATGAGGGTACGTTCGGACGCCGCGTTCAGGTCCATGAATATCCAAACCGTGACAAACCGTACACGGAAGATCTCGGGCGTGCCACGCGACGGCTGACGATTAATGCGTATCTCGTTGGTGATGATTACGCAGAGCAGCGCGATCGGCTGATTACCGCGATTGAAACCGCCGGGCCGGGGACACTGATCCATCCGCAGTTCGGTGAAATGCAGGGCTGTATTGACGGACAGGTGACCGTTTCTCACTCCAGCACTGAAGGCCGTATGTGCCGGGTTTCATTTCAGTTTGTTGAGAGCGGGGAACTGTCATTTCCGGTCGCCGGAGCCGCAACCGCCAGAAAACTGGAGGAGTCGTCCGGATTCCTGGATGAGCTGATTGAAGACATGTTCGGCGATTTTGATCTTGCGGGAATATCGGACTTTATTCAGAACGATGTTATTGCCCGGGCAACCGATATGCTGGGAACCGTTCAGACGGCTTTCAGAATGGTTAATTCTGCTGTTTCTGCCGGAATGAGGCTGATGCAGGGCGATTTATCCGTCATTCTGATGCCGCCATCGGTTGCCAGTGATTTTGTGCATACGTTGCAGGATACCTGGCGGGCAGGAACCAGACTGGTGGATAACACACAGGATCTGGTGCAGTCCATAACAACAATGTCAGGCATTACGCTGGATCCAGGACTGGCACCGCGTGCGGTGTGGCCCACAGATTCCGCATCAGTTGTCAGGCAAAAACAGCAGACAAATCTGGTGGCTGCAGTCATCCGGACGACGGCAATCAGCGAGGCTGCAAGGGCGGTCACTTCACTGCCGCAACCCGGAAGTCTGGTGAAAAATCAGCAGGCGGTTGCGGCTGTTGGTGGTTCCACTGAACGTCAGTCCGATATTATTCATGTTTCTCATCCGGCACTTGACAGCGTGGCAGCCAGCACAGAACAGGATGAGACAGCGCAACCACCCACGCGGGAAAATCTCACCATCATACGCGAATCACTGAACGCGGCGATTGAACAGGAGCTCAGACGAACGACGGATGACAGGCTGTTTTTTCAGCTGACGTCATTACGTACAGAACTGAACCGGGATATTCAGGCCCGTCTGGTTCAGACGGAGGAAACCGCAGAGCGAACGCCAGCGGAAGTTCTGCCTGCGCTTGTTCTGGCTGCATCATGGTACGACGATGCGTCCCGTGAAACTGATATCCTGGATCGAAATGCCATCTCCCATCCGGGCTTTGTTCCGGTCAGAGCATTAAGGGTACCCGTCAGATGAATAATACCGTTTTACTTCGGGTTTCCGGTCGCGAATGGGGCGGCTGGACATCCGTCCGTATCAGTGCGGGCATTAACCGTATTGCCCGGGATTTTAATGTTGCCATCACCACCCGCTGGCCCGGAAGCCGGGATTATCAACCCCGGATAAAAAATGGTGAGCTGGTTGAAGTGCTTATCGGGGATGAGCCCGTGCTTACCGGATATGTGGAGGCACTACCGCTTCGTTATGACGCCAGCAGCGTCAGCATGGGAATTGTCGGGCGAAGCAAAACAGCCGATCTGGTTGACTGCTCTGCTTTGCCACTCCAGCAGAGCGGAAAAAACCTGCTCAGAATAGTCAGTGAACTGGCTGCGCCATTTGGCATCACCGTTGTTGATGCTGGCGTGCCACAGACAGCGGTGATTGATGCCCAGCCGGAACACGGCGAAACCGTTGCCGATTGTCTTAACCGGTTGCTGGGGCAGGTTCAGACGCTGGCTTATGACGATGAATGCGGGCGACTGGTTCTGGGAAAACCCGGAACAGGCAAAGCGGCGACAGCACTGGTGCTGGGAGAGAATATTCTTTCCTGTGACACGGAAAGAAGCATCAGAGAGCGGTTTTCTGAATATCAGGTCAGTGGGCAGCGCCCGGGCAACGACGATGATTTTGGTGAGGCCACCATTGCCGCAATACGTCAGGCCATTCAGGACAGTGGCGTGACCCGTTATCGCCCTTTGTTGATTCAGCAGTCAGGTACAGCAACGACAGCAACCTGTAAGGCCCGTTGTGAATTTGAAGCGCGCCAACGGGCTGCGCTTACCCGTGAGACAACATATACGGTTCAGGGCTGGCGGCAGGGCAGTGGCGCGTTATGGCGTCCGGGGTTATCTGTCATCGTTTTCGACCCGCTGAATAATTTTGATAATGATGAACTGGTGATCGCAGAAGTTACCTATAACCATGACGACCGGGGCACAACGACCGAATTACGGGTTGGCCCGGCAGATGCTTATCTCCCTGAGCCTGTCACCGCCAGGAAGAAAAAAAATGTTGAGGAGGATTTCTGATGAACGGGTTTTCTCTTCGCAATCTGATTTCCCGGGCTGTCATCACGGCGGTGGATTCTGCCAGAAAGTGTCAGTCTGTAGGGTTGAAAATGATAGCCGGAGATCAGAAACAACACGTTGAGCACCTTGAACCTTATGGTTTTACATCTGCTGCACAGAACGGTGCTGAGGGCGTTGCTTTATTCCCGGCGGGCGATCGTTCTCATGGTGTGGTTGTGGTCGTGTCTGACAGACGTTACCGGCTGAAAGGACTGAAACGTGGGGAAGTGGCGCTTTATGACGATCAGGGGCAGTCAGTTGTCCTGACCCGTTCCGGTATTGTGGTGAACGGGGCCGGTAAGCCCATTATTTTTAAAAACGCGCCTAAAGCGCGCTTTGAAATGCCTGTCGAATCCACCGCTGATATTACTGACAATTGCGACAGTGGCGGACTCAGCATGCAGCAAATGCGGCAGACCTACAATGCCCACAAACACACCGAAAATGGTGATGGTGGCGGAATCACTGACACGCCGGATCAACCGATGGGCTGAAAATCATGATGATTAATGTTAACGGGCGACCCGTGTCGACCGGGGCTTCGAACGACCTTCTGACGCGTGCTGTGATTATTTCGCTTTTTACCTGGCGGCGTGCCGGGCGGGATGATGATGCACCGCAGATATTTGGATGGTGGGGGGATACCTGGCCTGCGGTTCAGAATGATCGCACGGGGTCGCGTCTGTATCTGTTGCGACGCAGCAAGCTGACAAATAAAACCCCGCAGCTTGCCAGAGATTATGCCCGTGAGGCGCTGGCGTGGATGGTGGAGGATGGTGTTGCTTCCCGTCTTGATATTAACGCTGTCCGGACCGGGACAGACTCGCTGGCACTTGCCATTACCATTTACCAGCGTGACGGCAATATTCACAACATTATTTTTGATGATATCTGGAGTGAACTGAATGGCTGACAGTCAGTTTTATCGCCCCGGCCTCCCGCAACTTATTTCTATGATCCGGAGCGATTTATTAACCCGCTTTGAGCAGGATACGCTGCTTCGTCGTATGGATGCGGAAGTGTATGCCCGTGTACAGGCTGCAGCCGTACACACGTTGTACGGGTATATCGATTATCTTGCCAGAAATCTGTTACCGGACATGTGTGATGAAGACTGGCTGTACCGGCACGCCAGAATCAAACGCTGCCCGCGAAAAGATGCGGTGGCAGCCCGGGGATTTGTGCGCTGGGATGGCGTAGAGGGGACGCCGGTATTGCCAGCGGGAACGCAGATCCAGCGTGATGATCAGGTGACCTTCACCACGACGGCGACGGTGACCGCAGCCGATGGTCTTCTCCGGGTGCCTGTTGTGGCAGACGAACCGGGATCGGCGGGGAATACGGATGATGGTATTGCCATGCAACTGGGAACACCCGTCAGTGGTCTGCCGTCCACAGGGTACGCAGACACCATTACAGACGGTGAAGATATTGAAAATCTGGAAATATGGCGTGCCCGCGTTATGGAACGTTATTACTACATTCCACAGGGGGGCGCAGATCCTGATTATGTTATCTGGGCGAAAGAAGTTCAGGGTATTAACCGTGCATGGACTTTCAGACACTGGAAAGGCATTGGAACGGTTGGCGTGATGGTGGCGACAAACGATCCGGAACACCCGGCCCCGGATGAAAGCGTGATTAACGCAGTCAGGGACCACATCCTTCCTCTGGCACCTGTTGCCGGAAGCGGATTGTATGTATTCGGTGCCACAGAAAAAGTCATCCCGATGACGATTGCGTTATCGAAAGACACACCGCAGATCAGGGCGGCAATAAAATCAGAACTGAATGCGCTGATGTTCCGGGATGGTGTGCCGGAAGGGCGCATGTATCTGTCCAGAATCAGCGAGGCTATCAGTTTATCTGCAGGTGAGGTGGCCCATCGACTCATCGACCCTTCATCGGATATTGACCTGGGGGAAACTGAGCTTCCGGTACTCGGGGAGATCACATGGCAGGCTTATGACCCGGTAAGGAGTAAATAATGGATACGTTACAGGATGATTATACAAAATTGTTGTATGGCCTGATGCCGCCGGGACCTGCATGGTCAGATACCGACGGTGTACTTGACGGTCTGGCACCATCGCTTGTGCGTGTTCACCAGCGGGCTGATGAACTGGTGATTGAAATCGATCCCGGTCAGTCCACAGAGCTGATTGAACGTTATGAAGAATTGTATGGTTTACCTGATTCCTGTTCCCCTGTCGGAACCCAGACATTACGCCAGCGTCAGCAACGTCTTGAAGCAAAAGCCAATGTGGCTGGTGGCATAAATGAGCAGTTCTTCCTGGATCAGCTTGAGGCGCTGGGATATACCGGCGTGACGATCGAACAGTTCCAGAATCTGGATGCAAGCCCCGATCCGGAATGGGGTGATCGCTGGCGTTATTTCTGGCGTGTAACGTTGCCGGTGGATGCCGGTGCTCAGTGGCAGACATGTACGGATGCCTGCAACACACCGATCCGGACGTGGGGGGATACGGTTGCGGAGTGCGTGATTAATAAATTATGTCCGTCGCATACCGTTGTTTTATTTTCCTATCCAGATGAGGATGAAGATGCACAGGATTGATACGCTGACAGCGGTAAAAGATAAGTTTGGCCCGGGCAAGAACGGATTTACTGACGGAAATCTTCGCACAGGACGTCTTGCCACCTGGCTGAACAGTGCCATGTGGGATGCCATTCAGGAGGAAATCTGTGGTGTCATTGAGAAAGCCGGGATAGAACTGAATAAAGAAGAACACGACCAGCTATATAAAGCCATATTATTACTGGTGGGCGGTGCAATTAACGAAGAGGCATTGCTGATAAAAAATAATCTTTCGGATGTGGAAGATAAGGATGAGGCTGTTGAAAACCTCGGATTAAAACCCACGGTGGACAAGGCAAAAAATGCCGTTCAGCGTGATGGCGACACCATGACAGGAAAGCTGACGCTGCCCCAGACCTCCGGATTTGGTGTTAACACTGACAATACCCTGGGAGGTAACTCAATTGCTTTCGGGGATAACGATACAGGTATAAAACAAAACGGCGACGGCATTCTGGATGTTTATGCGAATGGACAGCATGTATTTCGTTTCCAGAATGGTGTGGCGATAGCGTTAAAAAATATTCAGGCCGGAAATGCTAAAAAATTCACGTTATCCAGCGCCAACAACTCCACGAAAAACGCAACGTTTAATTTATGGGGTAATTCATCCCGACCTGTAGTTGCAGAGCTTGGTGATGATTCCGGCTGGCATTTTTACAGCCAGAGAAATACCGATGGCAGTATCACATTCGCTGTAAACGGACAGATGACCCCATCAAACTATGGAAATTTCGATGCCCGTTATCAGCAGCGAAATGGCGGCGTGCAGGATGTGCGTTATGGTTCCGAAATGTATTACAACCCGGGAGGTAACCAGGTATCCTGGACATTTCGCTCACCTTCAGGCCACGGGTTATCCGGTATTAATGTGCAGGAAACCGGAAGTAATTCGGCAGATAACATCGGCGGCGTGTATTACCGTCCGCTTCAGAAACTGATTAATGGCACCTGGTATAACGTGGCGAGTGTTTAACAATGTTACATTTAAAAAATATTACTGCGGGTAATCCGAAAACCGCGGAACAATATCAGCTGACAAAACAATATGGTGTCACCTGGCTTTTTTCGGAAGACGGCAAAAACTGGTATGAAGAACAGAAGAACTTTGCCAGTGACACCATAAAAATGGTTTACACCGGAGACGGGCGCGTGGTGTGGGTCGGTAAGGATGTGACAGGTATTGAACCCCGTAACGCCAGTGTTATTGAAGTTCCTGATATTACCGCTAACCGCCGCATTACCGCACCGGGTTACTGGTTCTACCGCAATGATGAATTTGTTTTTGACTACAAACTTAAAGCGGAAGATGAGCGTGATGCCCTGTTAAAACAGGTCAGCATCATGACCAGCGAATGGGAAAAAGACCTGCTGCTGGGATTAATCAGTGACGAAGACAGGGAGAAGCTGAAAGCGTACCGCATTTACGCGAAATCGCTGCAGGCGATGGATTTCAGCACCATCACTAATAAAACCTCATATAACGCTATTGAATGGCCCGCCTCTCCGGAAACCTCTTCCTGATTTAATTTATTGCGAGAAAAACTATGTCTGTAGTGATATCAGGTGCGCTGATTGATGGCGCAGGCATCCCCATGTCCGGATGCCACATAATTCTGAAATCCCGGGTAAACACCTCAGAGGTGGTGATGCGCACAGTTGCCGACGTGGTGACAGGAAACTGTGGCGAGTACTGTTTTAAGGCGCAGACCGGAAAATATTGCGTATATCTGAAACAGGACTGGCGCGACGAGTACTGTGTTGGCGATATTGCTGTATACGATGACTCAAAGCCTGGCACGTTGAACGATTTTCTGACCGCTCTCGATGAAGGCGACCTCAAGCCGGATGTTGTTAAACGTTTTGAGGAACTGGTGGCGCAGGCGCAGCAGAGCGCGGAAGCGGCAGCGGAAAGCGAACGACAGGCCGGGCAACATGTCGCTGATGCGCAACAAATCAAGAGCGACTGCGAGACGCTGGCGGATAACGTACAGCAGAATGCAGAAGCCGTTGCCGAAGATAAAAAGCAGGTGGCACAGCTGGCATCATCTGCCACACAGGATGCCGCCCGCGCAGAGCAGGCTGTCAAGGATGCTGACGCGATAGTCCAGAAAGCGGTCGATAAACTTGCTGATGCCGCAACGCTGACCGGCGAGGCAAAAGCCAGCGCCGAAGCGGCAGCAAAAAGCGAGCAGAATGCGAAACAGCACAGGGACGAGGCGCAACGGATAGTTGATGACCTGAAGGGAGGCAATGCTTCCACGACAGAAAAAGGCCTGGTGCAACTCTGTAGTGATACAGACAACGACAGCGAAGAACTGGCAGCCACGCCAAAAGCCGTCAAAACCGTCATGGACGAGACGAAAACAAAAGCGCCACTGGACAGCCCGGCGTTCACAGGTACGCCAACCACACCAACCCCGCCGGACGATGCGACCGGGCTGGAAACAGCGAACGCGGCATTTGTCCGCAAACTGCTCGCTGCACTGGTTGACTCGTCACCGGAAGCCCTGGACACACTGAACGAGCTGGCAGCGGCGCTGGGCAATGACCCGGAGTTTGCGACAACAATCATGAACGCGCTGGCGGGTAAACAACCACTCAGCGACGTGTTAACCGCTATCAGTAATCTGGAAGAGCGAGCCGATAACCTTCTGTGCTTTAATCAGGACGGGAATGCTTCACTGTCTCCGCTGTCAGAAAAAGCCCGTTTATTTCTGTCGCAAAATACGGAAGAAGATATGCGTGCAGAGCTTGGGCTTAAATCTGCAGCTGCAGTTGACGTTCAAAGGACTCTTTATGATGCAGGTGAAGGATGTGTTGCTTTACCCGGGGCATTTGGTTATGGGATGACGAATGCCGGAAGTACAGTACTTGTCGCCAGCAATATGGGGACAATAGCCAGAACTGCACACAACGTACATCCAGGGCGTTATTATACTTTCTCTACGCAAACAGAAGAAACGACCGGAGTAACAGAAATTATCTGGCTGGATAACAACTGGGGCGACAAAACCAGCCAGACAGCAACAAAGCTGGTTCTGTTTTTTGGAAAAGACGGACGGATTCTTATGACCGTTCGTGGCGATAATATCTCCGCCCCGGTCACCTGGACGAATCTGACGCCACAACTTGGCAATGCAGCACAGAAGGATGCGCAGGAGAATATTTACGACCGCACCGAAGGTCGTCTGGCGATTCCCGGCATGTTCGGGTTTGGGAAAGCGTTTTCCAGCATCGACAGGACCGAGTTTAAAACAGGAGCTGATTTTCTCCGCTGGGTAAAAATGGCAAAACCCGGACGCTATGCCGTTTATGCGGATACAAAAGCAGTAATACAGGGCGTGTTGTTCAGTGGTGTTGTTGAAATTATCTGGCCAACACCCAATGACTACCCGACCGATGATAAGGCCTATAAGGTCATTATTTTCTACGGTATTAACGGTCATATTTATTACAACCGTTACACCGGAAGTGGTTATCTGGTTGGGTGGGAGAACCTGAAGGTTGATGAGGCTTCACTCAGGGCGCTGATTGAAACCCGCGCACCACTGAAAAGCCCGGCGCTGACCGGAACGCCGACAACACCAACCCCGCCGGATGACGCAGCAGGCACTGAGATAGCCAATGCGGCGTTTGTCCGCAAACTGCTCGCCGCGCTGGTTGACTCGTCCCCGGAAACACTGGACACACTGAACGAGCTGGCAGCGGCGCTGGGCAACGACCCTAATTTTGCGACGACTGTCACTAAGGCGCTGGCGGGTAAACAGCCGCTTAATGACGTGTTAACGGCGGTCAGCCAGATAACACCGGAAGAAAACACGCTGCCTTATTTCAGTGCAGAGGGCCGGATTTTACTGGCGCAGCTGTCAGAAAAAGCCCGCGCATTACTGGCACTGGACACGCCTGAAGCCATGCGCACGGAGCTTGAACTGAAAGCGGCTGCGACGATGGAGCCCCAGAGCGATATCCGCGACCGCACACCAGGCAGACTGGCACTGTCCGGCATGTACGGATTCGGTCAGGCATTTGCCAGCACCGACGCTCTGGCGTTTGACGGACAGGCCGATTTTGCTGAATGGCTGAAAGAGGCCACCCCGGGGCGTTATGCGGTCAGTATTGCGGACTCTTCCACACTACTGGCAGGCACCACAAAATTTAACGGCATCATTGATGTGATGTGGTCGCCTTTTGATAACGATGAATCGGACACAACGCGTAAATTCAAAATGCTGCTGTGTTTTAACCAGTATTACGAAGGTGAGCACAGTATTCATCGTCTGACTTACCGCTGGAGTGGAAACAACTGGAATGCAACAGTAAGCCCTGTCATTTACGACGGCGATTCGCTGGCGTTCTTACTGTCCCGGACAGCAGGCTCAGGCTCATATTTCAAATACCCGGCAGTGGGTGTTCCGGTGCTTGCTGTTTATCGCGGAACAACTTCCGGGGATAAAGAAATCAAAATTGGCCTGGGTGATGTGGTGCCAGGGTCACAACTGGGCGGAGTTAATCTTTCGTGCACAATATCTTCTGCGGGGGCTGGCTCCTACGGTTCCACACCGAGTGCAGGAGCTACAGGGTACACTTTCCCGGGGCGTTATATGGCGCTATCCGGGGTCAGGGACTCTTACGGAACAAGCGGTCGTATCTGTCTGTTTGTGCGCATCGAGTAACGAGGAAATAAAACATGAAAATCAGAGCGGTAAAAGGCATCAGAAACGCCCATTATCTCGAAAATGGTGCGGTTGACTGCGAGGTGCTATTTGAAGGTGAAACGGAATTCGTCCCGTATACCGCCATGCAGGACGATAGCGCCCCGACAGGCCAGCGCATCTGGGAAGAGTTACAGAGCGGCAAGTGGGGGGAAATCGCCCCATTCACCGTCACGCCTGAACTTATCGCAGCGGCAAAAGATGCCAAACGCCAGGAAATCGAAGCCTGGCGCACAGAACAGGAGGCGCAGCCGTTCACGTTCGAATGGAACGGTCGCACCTGGAATGCTGGCCCAGACTCACTGGCCCGTCTCTATCCGGTGGTAATGGCTGCAAAATCTGATACGGCACGAACCGCCCTTGCGTGGGGCGACGCTGATAATCAACAGGTGAAACTGTCGATGCAGGAACTTGAAGAACTGGCGGCAGCAATGGCGCAGGCACAGGTCGATCGCAATGACGAGATTTATCAGCGTCAGCGGGAGATGAAGCAAGAGCTGAATAACCTGGAGGATTTGCATTCAATCAGGAAACTGGTCGTTAGCTCAGAAAAACCTTGA